GACGAAAACTTGAGTTGAGTACATAATGATATTTATCAAAATATATTGCCAAGCTACCCGATGATAAATATTTCGGTCAATATAACAACAATGATATCAAACGAATTTTTTAATAAACTAACAACAAATCATCCGTTCATAACTATATGTTCATATGCCAACCAAGACTACGTTGGAATAGTTCAGAACCGTGATGATATAGTCACCACTATTTACGATTATGGGTCTATAATAGAGTCTACTGTTAGAGAAAAATTCTTAGAACTAGGTGATATTTGGTGGTGGGAAAGTAATAGACTTATCCCAATCAACCTCTTTTTAAAAGAAGAATGGATTATATTTAAACCATATCTCAGAACTTTTAATAACAAAAGTTTAACAGTAATACACGGCCCCTTGTGTAGTATGTCTGAATTGAGTAAGCGCAGAAGCAAACGCCGTAGTATTACACTAGTAAAAAGAATAGTTTAAGTCTGTTCTTCTAGTAAATTCATATGGACCACTACTAAATGTGCATATGCGATTGCATGACTCTTTTTAAAACTGTACCCATCAGTATTTGTATCCCAAATAGTCTTTGATATTTCAGACCATTGTTGCCCTATTAAATGTCGTTTAGCTGGTCTAATTAGTGCCAAAAACATTGCTAGTCTGGGAATGCTATTTACTGAACTTGGCATCTTCTGCAATGATTGATAATGATTCCCCAAGTGAATCAATTTCTCTACAAATTCTCTTTTATTTAAGTTATCCCAATTAGGCTCACGCATCAATGTTGCTAAATGTAGCTCATCACGAACATGAGAATAAACGTGAACATTCAATAAATCTAGTTTGAAATACCCTCGTTGTTCTGCTTGAACATAGTCAATAGCTGCCATATCATTGACTGGATCATATGGTATGTCAGTAACATATACACCAGTAGCATGTTTACGCATAGGTTTAGCATTACGCATTGCCGCCGGGGTATGACGTATTAACTTTAACAAATCATCTCTTGACCCAAAGTCAATGTCAATGTCTGAATCAATTCTCATCTTGGGAGAGGTACCAGTTCTGCTTTAATTAATTTAGTATACGCTTTTTGCACAACAATAGCTTGTCTTTCGGCATCTTCAACTGCCTTGTGACTGGTTACGTGACCGCCGTCTTTAAGACTTACTCCGGTTATCTCATACAAGGTACGTGTATCTCTGACGGTGTAGAAAGGCCAGGGGATTCGCATTTCGAGATTTCTCCAGGCCGACTCTGCCACAACCACATCGAATGATGCACCATTGCTCCAAACAGCACGGCGATTCCAACAAAACTTATAAAGTATTTCCATACACTCTCTAAATGGAATTCTGCCATTTTCTCCCATAGCCTCTTCAAGTGCTTCAGGACTTTGCTCACTCCACCAACGTAATGTATCTTCATTGATACTCCTATTGTATATTTCTGTCTGTTCTTCAATTGTAGGTCGCAACTCTAATCTTTCAACAACCCCACTACCTTTAGGATCGAATCTTACTGCACCAATGGTTAATATAACACAATTAGGACTTGTGTCAAGTGTTTCCATATCAATCATTATATCCTGTGCCATATTATGCCTGTAATGTTTTCCAAATATATTTCTTCTCTAAGTAATCTTGTAGCTTCAATGCTTCTGTCTCGCTATTGAATGCTACACCTTTAATCTCATACATATCTTCTAAGTAGGTAGCATAGTCACCGTTAACATCTTGTGCCCAAGTGTTCCATGTAATCCACATAATATCTAATTCGTCTTTTACAATTGATATGCTAATACCTACTTCTTCACTGCCTATATAGTCAAACAACACATCCAATAGTTTTTTCTTTGTGTGAAAGTGTTTAATGTTCTGCCATTTAGGCCATGATAACATAAATTTATTATCTTGTAAAGCTGTTATGGGAAAGGGTGTATTGTTCATTGGAATTTTAATAAAAATATTAGGTACTTCTTTTCGTCAACAATCTCATAACCATCTGTTATGTTGCCATTGACTATATTCATCTTTACACCATACTTTCCTATAAGATAATCTTCAAAATCATATGCGTCAAACTCACGGTTTTGTTCCATATATTCTTTACGCACTTTCTTCAATGCTTCCCAATAGTTCCAACGATTTCTACGTTGGTTTATATTTGGATCATCGTCATCGTAGTCCTGTATGTGAGGTATTGATACCATCAACTCCACCTCAATGTGAATAAAATGTAATCTCTCTCATATCTAAACTTGAAGCTAATAGTGTCATCATCAGTTACACCCCATCTACAATGCCTTTCATATTTGCCTATATTAGTTTCTAACCATTTAATTATTTCATTAATTTTGTCAAAACGTTTGGCACGAACTGTGCATTCATACCAACCGGGTTTGGTGTTTTCCCATCCGACAGCATAGTCATAATGTTCAATTATCATCCCCACCTCAACATAAAATAACTTGCATTAACATCATTGTAAAAAGTAAACACAGTATGCTTCTCTAGTTCTGGTTCCCAATTAGATCCACTAAAGCTGTCATAGATTGGTTTATGATAAGCAAAATCAAAATCTTTACCCATGAACCAACCGTGACGTTTTAACTCATTAACTATTTCTAAGGTTCTACTAACATCAATGTACAATGTTACTTGACGCACTTTAACCCCATCTTAATTCAAAATGAACAGCGTCACGCTCATCTTTAAAATAGAAATCCATATAATCTACGGTAGGATCTGTACTAAATTTATCTCCCGGTAATCCGTACTGTTCTATAGCCCAAGCACAGGTTTCATTCCAATCTATAATATCTCCCTTTTTCCAAGGTATACGGACTCTAGTACCCGCCTGCATTCAATAACTCCTTAACTTGTTTCACATTCTCAGGCTCACGATTGAATTTAATCTTCCATAGTTCTGGATTAATATAGTCAATAACCATCTTAACCTGTGATTCATTTAAACCATCTAAGAACTTCACGCCACTATTACTCTGATATAGCATCCAAGGACTAAGTTTACCATTGGTAATACTATGGCATATCTTGTTAGGGTTACCGTAACACAAATAGTCTTTAGGTACAATACCCTCTTTCTCTGCTAAATCCATAGTAGTTTGGACACTACGTGCAATAGCATCTAATGGATCTTCAATACGCAAATACTCAATCAGATACTTTGTATAGACGCTATCACTTGCCCACGTATCAATTTTGATGTTATTTTTTAACAACCAATCTACGTATCTGCTAATATTGATGGCATTGATATTTGCACAATGAGTCCCAAACTTTACAAAGGCAGTATAATAAGCACTACGAATGAACTCCTCATAAGTTTTATTCTTTTTAGTACTAGTATTCTTTTTATAAAACTGTAGCCAAGATTGAAAGCCAATACGATTGCCTTGCATATCTTTATTCATCCAACGTTGTTTGTTTTCGCATAGGTGTTTAGCCATAGTAGACTCACGTAGGAACTCTCTATTGCAAAAATCACAACCATATTTGATTGTCTTATCAGTTGCCTCTGTCTTTTTCGTATTGAGTGATATCTTCATCTGTAACCGTTTGGCTTAGTACTTCTATGTCTGCTATTTTTAAATGGGGGTATATTTCTGCAAGATGCATTTTCTTTCTCTGCTCTTGCACAAATGCCTTTGAATATTCTGTTAAATCCTCACTATTTGCTTTAGGATAAATCTTTGTAAAGTACTCTTTGATTTCTTTTACTTGTGCAGGTTCTTTTAACAAACTAACACGTTCTTTAATCTGAGGTAACCATTGATGATATTGTTTACCTTTACCGGGGCTTGCCGCACACATCATATACCATTGTAGTTTAGGATGCTTTGATACATTTTCATTAAAGAAGTATTTGTTAGCGTGATATTCTGTACTCATTGCATAGTATCCTGCAATATCACTAGAACCCTTTACATAACTTAACCACTTGATTAACATAAACGGAACAAACTTACGTTGTTGCTCGGGCGTAAGTCTATCATAATAACCATAGTCCTTCTTGTCTAGTGCCGCAATAGCTTCAAACAAGTTAAAGTCTTGATTCTCTAATTTCTCATCTTGAGGTATTGCT